ACCACCGGCGCAGCGGGGGCTACAGCCGGCGTTCCCTCGGGCGGGGCGGCAGGAGCGACGGCGGGCTCAGCTACGACCGGAGCAGCGGGGGCTACAGCAGGATGAGTAACTACCGGGGACGCAGGGGCTTGCGCGGCTGACGACGCGGCAGCGCGCCCCGCGACTTGGTTGGCATAAGCCGCCCCCTCGCCATAAGCCGCTAAGCCCGCCAGTTGTCCGCCCGCCACGTTGGTCCGTGCAGCAAGGTATTCCGCCGCAAACTGTGCTTGGCTGGCATGTGACTGCTGATAAGCCGGACCAGGCAACGGGGTGACGCCATAACCCGGATCAGAGGCCGTGGAGTCGAGGATGCCAAAAATGCCGGACGCAGTGGATCTCACTACCCGCCCATTGCGATCCCGGCGCTTACCATCCGGCCCTAATGGATAATGGTACCCCATAGCCTGATTGCTGCTTTCCTGCTGCGCCAACGACATCATAGTGCCGGGGGCAAAGCCGTACTGCGTATCCAGCCCGCCAAGATAGTCGCGCCATTCCTGCGACCCAAGATCGTAGTTGCCATCACCCGTCACGGCAGGGGCCGTCCCGGTTGCCGCTGCCGCGCCCCCGGTCACGCCGCTATTGGGCGCGGTGGGCGGGGCGACGTTCCAGGTTGGATTGACCGGCACTGGCGGAGGACTTGGCGTGCCAGACGCACTCGCTGCCCCCGCTGGCGGTGGCGTGCTGCCCAACCCGCGCTCGCGGGCAATGCGCTGATACTGGTCCCTGGCCCACGGATCAGCGCCGAACTGGTCGGTCATCTGATAGTTGTCGTCGACCCAGCCCTGCTCACGCCAGTTTTGCAAGGTGCGGTCATCGCGGCGGACCTGCTCCTTGGCCTCCGTGTCCGGCGCGAAGAAGTCCAGCACGCCCTCCAGCAACTCTGCCGCCTTCTTAACCCAAGGGGCCAAATCGTCCTTGATCGCCGGGACCAGTTTGTTGACGGCAGAACCCACTTCACCCAAGGCGTTGACCAAATCGGCTTGCGCCTGGCGGGTCTTATCCGCCTCGGTCAGCGGGGCGCCAACCTGGCCAGCTATCTTGGCCATGACCGCCTGCAGTTGCTGGGGACCACCCTCAGCACCCATTGCCGCTTCCAGCTCCCGGAGTAGCTCCGGGCGATCCTTCAGTTGCCCATTGCTGCGATACTCATTAGCCTGGCTGACCAGACGGTTGATGTGCGCGCTGCCCGCGCCGGCCCCCTGATTGGCGTAAATTTCGCTCAGGGTGCCGATGCCGCTCATCTGCACCTGGTCGGGGTTCATGCCCAACCCGCCGATCCACGAGCGGAAGCCTTGATCATGGCGTGCCATTTTGCTGGCGTTGTTCGTCTCCACCAGCCGCCGGAACTGCTCGGGCGGAATGCCCCACACCATCCCTGCCACCGTGCCGACGTCCATGTTGCCCATGCTTTTAGCCAGCTTTTCGGCCATGCGGACTTTCAAGTCTAAGGCCGTGTCCGTGATCCCCTCGTCAGGCGTGCCCTTAAATCCATGCAGTTGGCCAATCGGGGTGTAAGGCGAGGCATTGGCAATCTCGATAATCTTGCCGATATTGCCTTTCGCCACTTCCCCGTAAGCCAAAGACGCCAGATTCAAATCCGACCCATCGGCAAAGCGCTCCGCCAAGCTTTTGACGTTGTCGCCGCCCGCCCCGCGCAGCGCCGGATTTTTCAGCATTTCCGCCAGAAAAACGCCAAAATTCTGCATTTCCGCATTGGTGGCTGTCCGCCCCTGAGTGCCGGCGATGCGCTCCAACTGCCCGACCATGCCCTCCATGACCTGTTCGGAGCGGGCGAACATGCCCGAGTCGGCGATGGTCTTGCCCATCAGGGAGGCAAAGTCACGCTGGGACTGGCGGGAGTTGCCGACGCCAATCAGCCCGGCACGGCCAAACAACTGGGCGCTGGCGTTCGGGTCCATGCCCAGGCCGCGCCCAAACTGCCCCGCCCCCTGGGCGCGCGCCAGGGCCTCGCTGTCGGCGGCCCCGGAGGTGCGGACAAAGGTCTCCGCCAGCTTGGAGGCCTCGGCGCCGGTGATCTGCAGGGCACCACCCAGGTCGGTGACCTGCTCCTTGAGCGCCTGGAAGCCGCCGGTATGGCCGCCGATGCTCTTGAAAATGGCGTCCACGCCTTCCAGCATCTGCTGATTTTCACGATAGCCGGTGAACATCGCTCCCATGATGCCGCCACCCAGGGCCAGGGAGCCGATGGCACCCCCGGTACGCAGCAGGCCACCGCCAATGCCTGACCCCATCCACGAGCCAAAGCGCGCCCCGTAGGCGCCCCAGTCACGACCACCCCCAGGACTGCCCTGACCGCCCGGGCCGCCGCCGTGGGGGCCGCTGCCGGGCTGGTACAATGCGCTGCGGTAGGCGTTGCGCAGGATCATGGCGTCCTGCATCTGCATCCCGCGCGTCATCTTGTTCCACTGCCAACTCAGCGGATTGGTGACGTCTTGTCCCGCCGCCTTGGCCAGGTCGCGCGCCAGCCGGCCCAGATCGGTCTTCTGCAATTGCTCGAAGTTGCGCCGCATGGCCTCCACTTGCGCCGCCGCCGAGCGGAACTTGGCCTCAGGGAACTGGATGGCGCCCAGCGCCTTGCCCACCTGGCCGGTCTTAGCCAGAGCCTTGTTCAGGGCCTCAATGTTTTTGATCGTGTCCGGCTTGAGGGCGATCAGGCCGCCGACCCCCTTGGACTGTTGCTCTAGGCCCTGAAGGAACTGGTGCAGGCCGGTAAGCTGGCTCTTGGCCGCGCCAAAATCGGCGCGCGCCTGGATGAGCAGGTCGAGGGTGGTGTTGCCCATAAGGGGGGCCTCAGCGGGAGCAGACGGGGCGGGAGGTCATGAGCCTAGCGTAAGGTCACGACCGGATGAGAGTGGCTGCGGGGGCGGGCCAGGTGTAGACTAGGGTCATACAGCGGCATCCGGGGAGGCTACGATGGGCGAACGTAAACGGTTGTTGACCACGGCAGAATTTATCGCCCGCGCCCAAGCGGTCCACGGTGACCGTTACGATTATTCGCGGGCTGAGTATCGCGGGCGCCAGGTGCCCATCGAGGTGATTTGCCGCGAGCACGGGGCCTTCTTTCCGCGCCCCAACAACCATCTCAGCGCTGGGTCCGGGTGCCCAGCGTGCAATCCCCTCAAGCCAACCAGTTTGGCGGTCTTTCTGGCCCGCGCCGCCGCCGTGCATGGTGACCGCTACGACTATGGCCGGGTGGTGTATCAGGGGGTGCAAAAACCAGTCGAGATCCTCTGCCCGGACCACGGGCCGTTTTGGCAAATCCCCTTGTCCCATACTCAAGGGCGCGGGTGCCCAACCTGTGGCGCTGCCAAGTGCGTGCGGCGCAAGGACACCGCCTGGTTCATTGCCCGCGCCCGCGAAAAGCACGGTGACCGCTATGACTACCGCCAGGTGGAGTACCGCAACAGCGGCACGCCGGTCACCATTCTCTGCCCGGTCCATGGCCCGTTTCAGCAGAAGGCCGCCTATCACCTGGACGGCTATGGCTGCGCGGCCTGTGCCGGCACCCAGCCCATTACCGCCGCCACCTTTCTCGACCGCGCCCGGGCGGTGCATGGCGACCGCTATGACTACGGGCAGATGGACTATCGCGGCTGGCTGACGCCGGTCATGATCCTATGCCGCGAGCATGGCCCGTTTGACCAAGTGCCCAAGACCCACGCCCAAGGCCACGGCTGTCCGGCGTGCGCGGGCTTGCTGCCGCTGACCTGGGCGCGATTTTTCGACCGGGCGCGCGCGGTCCATGGCGACCGCTACGATTATTCCCAAGTGCGACTGGTCAACGTCATGACCCCAGTTACCATCCTATGCCCGGAGCACGGACCTTTCTCCCAGCGCCCCACGGATCATCTCAACCAGGAGCAAGGCTGCCCCGCCTGCGCGGGACACCGCCCGGTCGACTATGCCGAGTTTGTCCGTCGCGCTCAGGCCGTACATGGTGACCGGTACACCTATGCCGAGGCGGATTACCAGGCCTACAAGCAGCCCACCACTGTCCGGTGCCCGGAGCACGGACCGTTTAGCGTCCTGCCGCAAAACCACACCGACCACCAGACGGGTTGCCCGCAATGCGCCAGTTTGCGCACCGCCAGCCGGGACGAGGACGCGCTGGCGACGTGGGTGGCCACGCTGGGGGTGACGGTGGTGCGCAATGAGCGCCAGGTCCTGGATGGACCCGAGCTGGATCTTTACCTACCCGAACACAGGCTGGGCATCGAGTACAACGGCAGTTACTGGCATCGCGATGCGCTGCGCAAAAACCGCCGCCATCACGAGTACAAGGTCATCGCTGCCGAACGCGCTGGGCTGCGCGTGCTGACGATCTGGGACTTTGACTGGCAGCAACGCCAACCCCTGGTACAACGCTGGGTGCGCCACGCCTTGGGGCTGAGCGACCTGCCCAAGGTCCACGCGCGGAGCTGCGCCTTGCAGCCGGTCGCGCCCGCCGAGGCCTACGGCTTTTATGACCAGCACCATCTCCAAGGCGGCGTGCGCCGGCATGCCCTGCACCTGGGGCTTTACCAGGACACCGCCCTGGTGGCGTGCATGTCCTTCCTTCAGGGCGGTAGCCGCCGGGGCCGCTTTGGCGCCGACGAGTGGGAGCTGATCCGCTATGCCACCAGCGCCCAGGTGCGCGGCGGGGCCAGTCGGCTGTTTCAGGCCTTTCGCCAGCAAGTGGCGCCAAAGCAAGTCTGGTCGTTCTCCGACCGCCAGCATTTTGCCGGCAGTCTCTATCCGACCTTGGGGTTTGTGCTTGACGGGCGGGTGGCCGCCGATTACCGGGTGGTTGACAAACGCACGTTGCGCGTGTGGCCCAAGGCCGCCTGGCAGCGGCGCTTCATCCCTCAGCGTCTGGCCGAACTAGGCTTGCCAGAAGACTTTGATCCCGTCAGCGATCCACGCTCCGAACAGCAGATGCAGGATCAGGCCGGCGTGCTGCGCATTTTTGATGCCGGCAAGCTGCGCTGGCGCTGGACAGCGGACACTAAAACGCCCGGCGAACCGGGCGTAGCATCAGAGGTGGTGTGATGGCCCTTCCAGGTGCCAGTCGTCGACTGGCTCCCAGTCGTCCGGCACGGCCTCGGGTGGGTCCTCGGTCAGTGCCGAGGCATCGCCCTCCTGGCGCTCCAGATCAGCCAGGATCTGGTTGAGGTCGAAATCGTCGTCCTCGATCAAGTCGCCTTTCCCCGCCGCCTTGGCTTGAGCGAAGTAGGACGCCCAGGCATCCAGCAGCATGTCATCCCAGGTGGCGTCGAGGAAACGCGGGTCGGTGACCGGGAGCTGATAACGCTCCCGGTACCACCATTCAATCGAGCCGGCGAGGTCACGCGCCCGGCTTTTGAGCGTCCGCTCCTGCGCCTGCGCGAAATCGGCCCTCGGCGTCTTTCACCGCCACGTAGACCTTGCGCAGCCTCTCCATGTCCGCTTCGCTGTCCGGGTCCGCCAGGTACGGGTCCCAGTCGCCGGGGCCAGCCACTACCATTGCCTTGAGATAGGCGATGAAATTGCAGATGCCGGCAAACTCGTCCGGCACCTGCTCCGCGCCCTCGGTCAGGCGGTTGTACTCGGCAGTGATGGCGATGGCGGTGCGCATGGTGCGCCGCCGGCAGGTGAAACTGCCGACGCCGTCCACCGCGACCGTGAAGGTGCTTGGGTCGCGCATTACAGTTTAGTCCCCGTCACATCCAGGGCGACAAACTGGGCGTTGCTGGCGACAATCGCGTGCTTCTGGATCTCAACGTCGCCCGAGGTGAACGAGCACTTGGTGTACTTGCGCAGCACGCCGGCATTTTTGGGGTCCTTGCCGTAGATGACGATATCGAACACCAGGCCCTTGAGGACTTCATCGCCGTTCTCCATGGCGATGCCGCTGTCTCTCAAGTTGTTGGTGAACAGCACCATGGTCGAGGCGCTGATCTGGTGGCGGGCCATGGACGGCACGTACTCCTGTACGTGGATATCGCCCACGCCGCTCGCCGGCTCAAGTCCATAATCGTCACTGGGTCGAATGTTTTGCAGCAACCCGACAATCTTGCCATCGAACTGGATTTCGATGCGGTTGCCGGAGTTAACCAGTCTGTGTTCTTCAGCCATTGCGTATGTCTCCGCTTACCGCTTAACCGTTGGTGACCACGGCGCTGGTGCTGCCGCTGTAGGCCTTGGCGTAGACGCCGATGAGGACAAAGTTGATCGGGATGACCGGGCTGCACTCGAACCAGACACGCAGGATGTCGCCCTGGATCTCGGCGGTGATGTTCTTGAACGCCGGATTGGCCTCGTCGCCGACGATGACGCCGACCCCGACTGGCTCGGGTCGTGACAGTTCGCGCAGCACCGAATCGGTGGTGGTGATGGCCTCGTAGAGGGTGATGGGGCTGGCCTTGCGCCCGACGAAGATCTCCAGGGCCTCGCGCACGGTGCGGGCCACGTAGTCCAGGGCCACGCCGGTAGAGATTTCCACGCGGTTATAGTTGTCGTTGGATAGCCAGGTGGTGACCGCTTTACTCACGATGTAGCCGCGCTTGGTCTTGCGCACGCCGCACACGCCCGAGTTGATCAGGGTATCGGAGTCATAGACGTTGGTGACCAGTGGGTCCAGGCCCTGGAGCTTCAGGACCTTGTTGGTCATGGTGTTGCCAAAATTCATCGCGGCGAAGCCACCGGCAATCTGCGCGGCCAGGAAGTAGGCCGGCAGGGGCAGCAACACCCCGTCGTCGTCATAGGCCAGGATCGGCGGGAAGCACAGCGCCGTGCGGTCGCTGTTCAGCGCAATGGCCGCGTCTTGGGCGTCGTTGATGCCTTGCTGCACCGATCCCTCGACCACGTCGCCGCCGACAAAGCAGCGCCGCTCCATCTTGCCCGGACCGGACATGAACTGGACATGAGCATCGGCCATGTACCAGATGTATTCGGAGCCAGACAGCGGTACTACCCACTGCACATCCGCGCCCTGCAGGGCATCAAAGGCATCCTGCCAGTCCTGATTGGTGGGCGCTGGGCCATTGGCACCGCCGGTCAAGTAGGTGCCCGTCATATTGACCGGCGCGCCCTGCAGGGCATGCACCGCCACGGTCGACTGTTTGCACGGAGCGGCATCCATCAGCCCCAGGTTATTGACCGGGCTGAGCGTGCCTTGCAGCGCGCTGGCAGTAAAATCGGTCACGGCATCGATGGCCGCCACCAGCGACGTCACGGTGGCATGGCTGGCTACGGTGATTTCCGTCGGCGTTTCAGCCCCAGCCTGCAAAATGACCTTGGTGCCGGTAATGGTGACCGTTGCGGTGGTTTCTTCGCCTTCGTACTGCACGGTGAACAGGCTGGTACCGCCGCGCGTAGCGACCACCAGATCGCGGGCGGCGGTATTGAACCAGTCCACTACCACTTGCAGATCGGCTTTAAGGGCGAGATCCGTGGACTTGCACGACGTGGCCTCCATCCCGTCCAACACGCCTTGCACCAAGGCGCTGGGAATCTGCGCCACAGCGGAGAATCCCGGCTGGCTGTTGATGGCATCCGCCAGCTCGCGGATGCTGCGATAGGACGCCAGGTTGAGGGCCACCGGGGTCGCCGTGTCGGCCGGGGCGCGGAGGATGACCTGGGTGGCCGAGACCGCGACGGTGGCGGACGCCTCAGCCCCCGAGTAGCGTACCGTCAGCGGCGTGCGGGTCAGGTTGTCCTTGGTGAAGTACTGGTTGTCGTGCTGGACGGTCGCGCGCTTGCCCTGCTGGCTGCCGGGCTCGATGGTGACGCGAATGCCGTTGGTGTGGGCGCCATAGTCCGCCGACTTCAAGGCAATAACTGGGTTGCCGTGGCTGTCGACCAGGGTCATCCCGGCCTGCACGGCCTCTTCCACGCGCACCACCGCCACCCGCGACGGCGAGCCGGTTTCAGCGGAGGGGTTGAAGGCCATCTCCACCGCGCGAATCAGGTCGCCGCTGCGCAGGGCGCGCCGGGCAATGACCGGGCTGTCGAAAAACATCGGCTGCTTGGGGATGCCGCCTTCGGAGGTGCCGATGATGGCGACCACGTTGTTGGCCCGCCCGGGGTAAGCCGTGGCGAGACCGGCGTCATAGATCGCCGACTCGACCGAGGGGGTGGTCAGCAGGCGCCCGTTGAAAAACACAGACATGGATTATCTCCTGATCAGGCCGGCTGCTTGAGGAACGCCTGAAAGTCGGCTTCAAATTTCTCGGCGGTGGACCGCCCCACCCCCTGCTTCTGGCACTTGCGGTAAAAGGCGCTTAGGGCCTCCACGCGCCGTCCCAGGGAACGCGACTTGGACTCACACCAGTCATCCAGGGCCACGTCGGCGACCGGGGCGACCGGGGCCGGCGCGGGGTTAGTAGTAGGTTGCCTCGGCATTGATAGGGACCTCAGTGATACGCAGGGGAATCGCCTGGTCGCGGACCAAGGCCGCGTGCAGGCAGGACAGGGTGAAGATGGACTGAAACGTCGGCGCGCCGTAATTCTCAAAGTCGGCGCTGTCGGCCTCGCTCAGGTCCGGCGTCAGGTAGCCGGCGGCATCCAGCACCGGCAGGTTAAGCATGAGGATGCGCTGCACCGCGTCGCGCAGGCGCAGGCGGTCGCTGTGATTGAGCGACCAGACGGCAATTTGCAGGGTGGAACGATCCAGCCAGCCCTCGTACACCGACCAGAATTCACCGTCGAACTGATCGGGGAGCAGCCCTTCACCGATCCCGCGCACCTCGGCGCGCCGGTCGGTGAGGATCACTGTCACCACCGGCAGCTTGACCTGATCGATCAGCGGCTGGGCGGTCAACACCGGGATCGCCCCCGTCTCGTGGCGCAGGCGCCCGGCCTTGACCTCCTCGGCCAGCCCCAGGGCCAGGCGCTCACGCACCAGGCCGGCCAGGTCGGGAGATGCAAAGAGGGGTTCCGCTAGATAGGCGGGGGTGACGCTCACCGGGTCGCCGGAGGGCTCCCAGGGCTCGTCGCCAAAGCGCACGTAGTGCTGATACCAGGTCGGTTGTCCGTTGGTCAGGCCCTGGTAATCGAACACCGAAAACAGTTCGCTGGCGTCGTCGCCCTCACACACCACCACGGCGGTGGGGTCGTCGGCCCCAGCGAAGTCATCATCGGCCCGGCGAAGCAAGCGCCAGGCGCTGGCCCAAACGGCACCGCGCCGCACCGGCATGACGGTGAGGGACACGGCGTTACCGCAGGGCGGGGCATGGGCGAAATTGATGGCCATGCCCGCTAGTTTGGTGTCACGACAGACCGCGCGGCAGGCGTAAATGAGGCTGGTTTAGCCGCCGAGCTGGATGGCCTGGCGGATGATGCCGTCGAAGGTGGGCTGGATGCCGTCCTTGACGCCCTTGGCCAGGTACAGGCCGGGCTTGGCGGGGACGATCCAACCGTCAGACCATTGGCCCATAAATTAAAACCGTCGATTCAATGGCAGTAACTTGATAAAATGAAACAATGAATAAAACTTGCGGACTTTACTTAATAACTTGCACAGCGGACACCGGAAGGAGTCGGTATTACGTTGGTCAGTCCGCATGGATTGAGAAAAGACTAGTGCAGCACAAGACGGCGTTACGCGGCAATAGACACCACAATGCCCATATGCAGAACGCATGGAACAAGTATGGGCCTGACAGGTTTTCTTTTTCTGTTCTTGAAGAGTGCCAAGAAGAAGATTTAAATTCTAAAGAAAATTGGTGGCTATCACGGTTTGTTGGCAATGCTTGCTTTATGAATATAGGGACCACCGCCGAAGCCCCTTTTAGAGGTGTTGAATTTAGTCAAGATCACAGAGATAAAATTTCACAAGCGCATAGCGGAGAAAAGCATCACAACTATGGAAAACATTTACCCGAGGAGCATCGAAAAAAAATATCAGAAGGGGGGAAGGGTATAAAGCGAAGCGATGCAACGCGCAGCAAAATAGCTGCTGCAAATACTGGTGAAAATAATTCAATGTTTGGCAAAACCGGCAGTCAACACAAGAATAGCCGGCCAGTTATTGGTTTTCCGGTTGCCGGTGGACTGCCAATACGGTTTGAAAGCGCTTCTCTTGCCGCAATACAAGGGTTCAGCCCGGCGAGCATTACAACTTGCTGCAAAGGCCGAGAGTTAACTCACTATGGGTATATTTGGGAATACGACATCGGTCCTGACACCGTTCCTAAACAAGCAAAAAATAAACGATTCAAGCCAATCAGAGGAAATTGCGGCAGATTTACAAAATGGGAGCCGATTAAATAATTTAATACTGATTTGTTTATGAGCCAATCTGCATCGCTTGGTGAATTATTGCATTAAAAGTTGGCGACAATGAATCTGAGACCCCTTTTGCAAGGTACAAGCCTGGTTTTGCAGGAATTATCCACCCTGAAGAAGATTGCGACATTACCCTGAAGGTCAGATAGGCGCTGGATTTCTGTTTGCCGCTACTGGTATCAAACCGCACCATGCCAGCGTAGAGATCGGTGACGTGATACGCCTGCTTCTTCGGCGCCAGGCCAGCCGGCAGGCGTCCGCCCCAGGCGTAGGACTTCTGCGGCACCACGTGGCCAGTGGCCGACAGCCGAGTCGCGGGCTTCTTGCTGCCCAGCGGCAGTTCGGTGGACGCCGCCAGCTTCTTGGCCTGAGCGTAGATGTGTGCCGGCATCTGCGGGGCATGAGCGCCGATGCCCGAGGGGCTGGGGATGTTATGACGGAAGGGGATGATGAGATACAACTGCCCGGCGTGCTTGCCGCTCTTGACCTGCCGCGCCCGCTTGGCGGTGGGCAGCACCGCCTTCAGGTCGCGCGCCGGGCGTCCGGTCTCGATGTCCGGCGCCAGCCGGTAGTCGGTCCACACCTTGGCGGCAAAATCCAGGCCGTTGGCGGTCACCGACTGGCTGGTCATCTCCCAGCGGATTGACTTGAGGTAGGCGTCCTTCTCCACACTCCACAGCTTGGCCTGCATCACCGCCTGCTGCCAGCGCTGCACCGCCTCGGCGGCAGTCGCGGACACCGCAAACTGAACGTTGGGCGCAATGGCCTGTGCTACCTGGGCGGTCAGCCCGCGCAGGGCCGCCAGGTCGATGCTCAGTTGGTAATTGAGGCTCACGATGGGGTTCCGGTTGTCACCCGGGTTGACACTCAGGCGCCAAACAGGTCGAAGCGCCGCAGCAACACCCGGCGGGGCAGCGGCTCCCCACTGTGGTGCGGGCGATCCAGGGCCAGGGTCATGTAGCAAAAATACTCGGGATGGCGCCGGCCGGTAACGCTGAAGGTCACCCCGGCCGGGGGTCCATCCTCACCCGCCCACGCCAGCACCCCGGCGTCGTTGTAGTCTGGGGGGTTGCCCTCGACGATCTCGCCCTCCGCGTCGAGCCAGGCCACCTGGTCGATGGTGGTGGGGGTAAAGCGCAGCTTGGCGTTGACCCCAGCGATGAGGTTGAGGCTGAACGGCTCACTGCGGTCGGTCATGAGCACGCGGTCGAACTCACCGATCTGGTAAATCGCCTGGTCGCTGGGGATGACCAGCATCACGTCCCCGGCGTCGAGGACCGTCTGCGGGGCATACTTGCGGGCGATGTCGTGGCTGACGATGCCCGCCTGGGTAGCGATGGCCGCCCCCCAGCGGCGTCCCTTGCCGTCACAATACGGGCAGTTGGGGTCCGCCGCGCCGGAGTAGGCCTGCACGCAGGGGCACGCGCTGCTGGGGCGCCAAGCCAGGTCCTGGCCGATGCCCGCCAGGAAGCGATTGAAGTGGGCCGGGTCGAGACGCATGGGGTAGACGCTGGGCCGGGGTCAGAACACCAGGCACTGCACGCCGTGGATGACCTGGCGCAACCGCTCCAGGTGCTGGTCGATGTCGCCCTGGAACTTGTCCAGGTCCAGGCTGCGGCTCTCCGACAGGCCATCGGCGCTGATACTGCTGGACGCACCGACAAACTGGCTCTGGAGAATGCGCAAGGCCGCCATGCGCTGCACCAGGTCGACCAACTCGGGGTACTGCTGGGCGGCATTGCGCAGGCCCGCCGTGTAGCGCAGTTGAATCATCTGCGGCACGGTGCGCCCGGCACCCATGACCTGCATCACCCACGCTGACAGGGGCGCGGCAAAGGCTTGGGTTCCTGGCACCAAGCGGAGGTGGCCGTACTTTTTATCGGTCCTGATCCAATCCGCTGGGACGGTGAACACCCCGCTATAAGGCTGGGGATAGACAAAGGTCATGCTCTGCACGCTGATGATCGGCCGATGCCGAGTCACCAGATAGCCCCAGCGCTCGCCGGAAAAAAAGTCGCCCTCCAGGTCATACCCCGGCTCCTCCACCCAGGGCGTCCCCGCCTCGTCCAGGGCGTCTCTTTCCGCCTGGCTGGCGGTCTCGGGCAGGACCAGGGTCGGCTCCAGGAACACGCGCAAAGCCAGGCTCGCGTCCACCGTGGCCGCGCGCAACTGGGCGGCCAGATAGTCTTCGTCCAGGCTTTGCCCTGCCAGGGGCGTGCCAGCGATGCGGTCGCGGCAGAACGTGGCGACCGCTGTCTGCATGTCGGGGAAAAGGCTCATGCGGTCAGTGTGCCATCACGACCCAATTAGTCGGCTTGTTCAGCCAAGAGGTTGTGCAGCTCATCAATGCGTGCCGACAAGGCCATGTCGGCGGCAATGCGCTCACTCCGCTCATTGGCGCCGTCACTCGCCGTATACCGGGCGCCCTTGGCGGCAAAAAACGTTAGATGGACCAACAGGGTCACCATGATTACGTGGAATATGGCCAATATCACGACTGCAAGTCTGCGCGGCGCGATCATCGCGTGATTCTCCGCAGTTCTTCAAGAAAGCGCTGGAACTCGCGGTTGTGTTCTTCCAAGGTCCCTTCGACCTTGTCGAGGGCTGTCTTGGTGTCACGGATTGCCATGATCTGGTCGCGGGTCAGCTCCATGAGCTGACTGTGGTACGCCTTCACTCCATCCTCTTTGTCCCGATATAGGATCAACATCATCCGCACTGCGACCAGGCCGACGATGGCTCCCAGGCCCCATTGCACCAAAATGGTAATCAAACCATCCGCTTCCGTTACGTGAGCTGCGGCTTCTGCTGCCAGCACGGTTGACGGCACCGTGGACCACAAATAAACCATGGGTTTCATCGCAACGCGGCTACTGAATTGATTTTACTGACCAATCGCCGCGCGAATTTTAGTCACCGCCACCTCAATGCCGAGGTTGATAAGCGCCGAACTGATCGCCCCGAACTCGGCTTTGATCGTGGCCAGCACCGTGGCGCGCTTTTCTTCACCCGAGATAGGCGCGCTCCACTGGGCCTGCACTTCCGCCAAGATGCGCTCAAAGACGCCAGCCGAGAGGAGTTTGCTAACCACTTGGGTCAACAGGGAAATTAACAGGCTCGACCAATTCATCTGACTGACTCCGTAGCAACAATGGGCTTTAGTGTGCCGTCACGACTCGCTAAACCAGAGGAATATTGGCGGCGGTGCCGTTGGCAAGGAAAAAGGGGATCTTTTTAGTGGCCGCCATGTAATCAATCCCCGCCACCGCCGCCCAAATTGAAAATCAGGAATCTCGGAAAGCCCCGCGGGGATCGCTGTCAGCCGCCCGGTGGGTCCGCACTGGCAACCGGATAGCACGATCGCCAACCCGAGCCACCAGGGTCGGATCAATGGGCGCAGACCGGCGCACGGTGCCCCAAGCGGCCAGAGCCAGGCCGCCCAGTTCCACGGCTTTAAGCAGGAGGTCGGTAATCTGGCCATCGTCGATGCTCCAACCCATGCGCCCAGCCAGCATGGCCAGGACGGACGCCAGCAGGCCCAGGACGGCGCGACTGGTCCACCATGGCTTTGATACTGGGGGTAGGGCGACAGGCGCGCCTGGAGCCTCATGGGCCATGCGAGCGGCATACGCGGCGGCGGTGATGGGCCCCCAGATGCCGTCAGATTGGACGCCAAGCTCAGACTGGATGGCGATGATCTCGGCGCGGGTCATCTCAAGCCACCCAAGCTAGATGCTCATACAGCCACCACACCAGCCAGATCAGGCCAGCGAGCGTGGCAATCAGACCGATGACGGCAAAGATCATCGCGGGGATAAAGTTGATATCGGACGACATCATGGCGCCACGCTCCACAGCCACAGGCCGGCCATTGCGCCAGCGCTAAAGGCTGAATAGGTCAGGGCCGCCCCGAGAGCGAGGTAGGCGGTCACAACGGCACCCCCAGCCACTGCGCAAGCTGCGCGAAGGCCGCCATCAGCGCGCAGGCGACGAGGCAGAAGGCGGCAACGGCAGGCGGGTCGAGGTTCATAGGGTGGCGGCCTGCACAAACAGCGCATCCAGCTCGTCATCCGTCAGGCCCAGAGCCACCCCCAGGGTCTGTACCCATGGCCACAGGCGCTCTACCTGGGTGGCATACTCCCAGTCGATCGCTGCCTGCTTGCGCTCGGTGGCGTCCGCGATGGCGGCAATGGCGGCATCGACCTGATCCAGCAGCCCGGCGTCCAGCAGGGCGCGGCGGGCCTGGCGCATCGTCACCACCAGCTTACTGCGCCGGGCGGTCATCTCGCCCGCCAGGGCCTGGTCATAGCCGGATTGGTCGATCACGGCCAGTACGCCGGGGGTATCCGTCTCCGCATCGTCATCACAGGTGCCATAGAACACCGGATAGGCGGTGGGATAGCGTGACTCCAGGGCGAAGCCAAACGCCAGCCCCGTGACGGCGGGATTGGCCGGGCCGTTGCGCGTGGGGGCGATCAGGCAGGGGATGCCGGTCTTGGCGTCCACGTAGGTCCAGGAGAGGTATTTCATGCGGGAGTCTCGTGATACTTGAAGATATAGCCGCCAGTGGTTTTGAGTCGCCCGCTACAGCAGGAAGACAGATTGCCGTTGTTGAAACCATCAGCTACGAAATCGCGGAACTTTGCCACGCGCAGCAGGTTGCCTGCTTGGTCCCATTGCTCCAGCAATCGGCCACGGGTGGCCTGAAAAGCTTTGATCTTGGCGCGGACATGGGCCGGACGCTGGCGGCCGTAAAGCGGATTGTCAGTTCCACGTTTGCCATAGTTTGGATTGTTCTTACCACTTTGCGCAGCACTCATGCGGACGCGGCATTCGGCAGATAGCGTTCCAGCCCGGCCATCAAGCGAGACATAGCGGCAATTAAGACCGCGCTTGCCAAGCACGTTAAGCGTTTCCTGCCAATGGCGCTCCTTTTCGTTAAGCTCATGTTCCTTGCACTCCTCAATAATCGCGTAGTGGTGCGATTGAGCGCCGTGATTTTTGAGCGAAGCGTAAAGGCGCTTTTGCCGATTACAGCTTGAATACGTCAAATAACCAGCGAAGCGCTGTTCAATATTGGTTGACTGCCCAACATACACGCGCCCGCTAGGCGACGTGATTTGATAAATACCGCAGGTCATAGGATTGATCGCCGACACGCGCGCGCCCGGTAGTGGCTCGTCTTATTGAGGTTGTACTGGCTCCCGGGAAGGGACGTGTAGTAGTTCTGGACCCACGCGAGGGAGGCCGAGGACTCGGAGCTGCTCCAGTAATACACAGAGCCAAAGGCCATGGCCTCCGCCCCGCCGGCCTGGAAGGCGGCGGCGGCGGTCTGCGCCGGCACGCTGGCGGTATAGGCGTCGCCAGCGGGATCGCTGTTGCGGTTGGCGCCGTGGGTAGCCGCCACGTCATCCAGGTTGGCGTCCCGGGTATAGGCCGCGGCGTCGTAGCGATCCGCCGTGGTGTAATTGTTATTGGTGACGGGCTTGAGGTTGCGCCAGATCAACTCCAGTTCGTCGCGGGCCGGGATGTACCAGTCGGTATAGCCCGACAGCCCTTCGCCGTCGTTCAGCTCGTTAATCGCTTTGGCCCAATGCGCCAGCGGATAAACGGTAGAGGTATCGGCGGCGATCATGGCCGCCGTAGCGGCTGGGCCATTGGTTAGGGTGAAACATGCCGCTGGCGCGGCGCTATTGGCGTTTTTGTACTGCACGCCGGCATTCTCGCCGCCACTCTTGGGCGCGACGATCACTTTATAGCGGGCGGCAATCACCCAGGCGCTATAGCTGCCCGAGCCGACGACGCTGGTGACCTCCACGGTAAGGGCCGTATCGGAGCGAGTAACCACGGTGCCATACATAAAATGCTGGCTGGCATTGGTTGGGCCGGGGGCAATCTTAAGTTGCTGGCCGAAATAGAAGGGATAGGCATTGCCGGGGATCGTCAGGGTAATAACGCCGGTGGCGACGCTATGGGTGCTGGAGGCGGTGCAGACCGTATCCCAGATGGCCCCGGCGTAATAACCGCCTTCCAGGGAATCGCCAAAGGCATTTGGCGGCGCGGATGGCTGGTCGATCAGCTCGTTGGCCGTGACGGTCAGGGTGATGGTGCGCTCGATCTCGCCCCAGGACACCGTCAGCGTATCGGTGCAGGCATAGGCCGGGGCGGTATAGAGGATCGTGGTGCCGGTGCGCACCGCCGTCCCTTCGGCCACGGTCAGGGTATAGGTGGAATAACTGTCGTATGCCGAGAGGTAAAAGCTCAGGCTCTCGCCCGCGGGCAGGGTCAGGACGCCGGTGCCGACGAGAGGGACGGAGAGGGCGCTGATATCGACTTGATCCAGCGCATCCTTCAACGCCTTCCCTTGCGCCGCGCTCAGAGGCGCATCGGTGGCCGTGCTGTTGAGAGCGTTGACCACATCGCCGGGCTGAAGGGCGCTTTCGGCCTTATCCAGCGCCGCGTCCACCGCTGCGCCGGTGGCGTATTTCGAGGTATAGGTTTCGGCCATTACTCAGTCACTCCGAAATAGACGCCATCGGCGGTTTGAAATAGCACGCCGTCCGCCGTGGCGAACTCCAGGGGCGGGCCGGCGAGGGGGTCGGTGTCGTCCTCGTCCACTGGCAACGCCGCCCACGGCAGCCAGGTCAGGCGGGTAAGGGACAAGAGGCGGGTCAGGCGGGGCATGGCGGAGTGGCTCGCTTAAACGGGCGTCCATGTGGTCAGGGCTAGTGCCAGGCTATCCCGCGCGCTCTTGGCTACGACATGTCCGGGGCCAATCAACGCGCGATTGAGGCTTTCCATCTGCCCCAGCTTGGGCACTGCGGACAGGGCGTGCCCCTTGACCGTCACCATCTCATCCAGCGGCTCCATCGCCACCCAGGCGCCGGTCTCTTCCTCACCGCCATCGGCGTCCCAGACGTACACCCGGTTCATGGTGCTGACCAGGTAGCGGTCGCCGTCTTGGGGGGCCTCCAGGGCCTCCAGAGCGGTCAGGTCGGCCACCACGCCGTCCAGACCGGTGGTATTGAGGATCGCCACCCGGATCTGCGCCGCTTGGTCGGGGTCCAGAGTCAGCAGAAACTCATCGCCTTCAGCAACGATGAAGGACCATTGGGGGGAGAGGACAAGGTCGGCGGTGGACATGGCGCGCTCGCGGCAAGGGCTACTGCGCCTAGTGTGGCGTCACGACCAGGGCCGATGACACGAAAACGGCGCCCGCAGGCGCCGTCAATCACACCCGCCATGGGTGGGCAGATCAGGTCAGGGTCGCCACCGCTGTGGCGGTCAGGGCCGGCACCGCCGGGGTGTTGACGTAGGTTGTGGTAATGCCGGTGGTATTCAGGGCAGTGGTGTTGCCGACAAAGGCCGCCTCGGTGCCGTTTTCGACCACGAGGTAGCCGATGCGCACGGTGTTGTCGGCGACCGCCGGGATGGCGGCAATCGCCTCAGCCACACTGTCTTCCGCCGAGGTCACGGCACAAGTCACCGTGCCGTTGGCGACCACGTCGAAGTAGTAGGCGGCCACCTTACCAGCGGCCAATTCATCGGTCGCCAGGGTCGGCATATCGGTGCCGGCGGCCTTGGTCACCACGGTGCCGCCGACTACGGCGCGGAAAGCGCCCACGGTCTCGACCTTCTTGTGCGCCGCCTCCTTGGCCAGGGTCGCGGCGGTGACCACCCAGCTAGAGCCAGGATAGATAGCCGCCACGGCGGCACGCAGGTTGTTGAACTGATCAATCAGATCGGCCAGTTTGCTGCCCAGCCCCGCATAGGCGGCGGCAGGCATCGACCGATCCAGCATGTCGGTTTGGGAACGATTCATCGCGGGGTCCTCGGGCGCGTCCGCCGGGCGGGCGCGGGATTAAGGGGTGGGTCAGCCTGATCCACGGCGGCGGGTGCGGCGTCCAGCGCGGCGGCTGGCGCGTCCGGGGCCGCTTCCTCCTCCTCTGGCGCGCCTGGTTTTGGCCCAAAATAGGGCGCATAGCCGGGAATGGCGAGAAAGGCCGCGGCCTGTTCCGGACTGAGTGCCTCCGACACCCAACCCGCCGGGGTGACCCCGGGCGGGCTGGGGACGAAGACCCAGCCGTTGATTGGGCTGCTACAGTGCGGCAGGGTGCACAGCACGCGCATCAGGCGCTCCGTCAGCCAAACGGCCGCCACTGAGCGGACGTTGGCAGCACGTTCTTGATGTAGCCGTGATGCTTGGGCTTGGTCACCCGCAGGTAGCCGAACAGGAACTGGAACCAGGACATGACCGGCATGCCGCCGACACCGAACGGCAGCGGGATCTTGGTCATGGGCTGGAACTGCCGCCACCCGATGGCATCGGCGCTGGCGGCCATGTTCAAGCAGGGGATAGCCACCGTGCCGGGGATGTCGCGATTGAGATCAGTGTAGGTGGTGGTATTGCCAGCCTTCTTCACCACCTTCATCAGGCGGAAATCGCTGACGTCATCGCTGCCATTGAGCCGCGAGCGATAGATGGCATAGCCACTCTCGGTGTTGGCACTGGACTTGGTGATGGTCAGCACCACCTTCTTGCCCGCGGCCACGGCGGTCGTGGTCGACTTGACGATCTCGGTCAGGCCCTCGCCATTGGGGCCGATGGCGGCCACGGCGTAGTAGTAATTGCCGGCGCGGGCGGCGGTGAACTGGCTGCTGGCGTCATCCGCACTGGCATCCGCGGTAATGCTGGCGGGCTTGAAGCCGGCATTGGCGGTGGCGATAGCGCTCCAGGTCAGCTCAAAGGGCTTGGCCATGGGGAAGGCGTCATGATGGAGGAAGGTGTCGATGTTGGTCTTCAACACCCCTTCCGTCAGGCGGATACCGGAGACATGGGCGCCAATCTTCATCTGCTCGGCGGAGCCGGTACCTTCGGCGGACCAGCGATAGGCCGGGTCGAGGCTCAGGTTGAGATCGGTCTGCGCCGCCACCGGCATGAAGCACTCGGTGATACGTCCCCAATTACCGTAGTCCTGCACCGCGGCCTGCAACTGGGTGAAGGGCTCGACACTGGTCAGCGGCTGGCCCTGCAGGTCGATGATGTGGTTGCCGTCCATGCCGCCAGCGGCAATCTCCTTGTCGACGGCAGTGAAGATGCCATCGAACTGGGTGGGGCAGGCGTCGCTGTCGCCGTAGAACAACAGGTACTCGGCATCGGTCATCAACTGCTTGGCGCCGTTGCGCTCTTCAACGGCGATGGGCTCGGCCATGTTCTTGCCGACGTTGAGCACGTAACCGACCTGACGCAGGGTCATGAGGAACTTGACCAGGCCGACCTCGCGGCTGTACTCGCCCTGGGCGGCGCGCACCACGCCCATCTGGGTATTGGTCGAGCCACCAAGGAAGCCGCCAATGCTGTTCTGCCGCACGTACTCGTCGACGATGTTGCTGGCGTTGGACTGGGCCAGTTTCTTAAACAGGACGAAGTGCTCTTCCTCCTGCACCACAGTCTTCATGGCGGTATCCAGCGACTGCACGCCCATGGCGCCACCGCCGGTGAGGGTGGCGACGTCGGTCTGGTAGTTGCTGGCGGTGAGGGCCTTTTGCAGTTCCTGGACGGATTCCTGCTGGGCGAGGGCGAAACTGCCACCCAGGGTGGGGTCGCCGTTGGGCTGCACCTGGGCGAGTTGGGCCAGAAGGGTCTGGTCGATCATGGGGAATTACCTCAAAGTGACAAAACGGGGTCAGGCCAGGATGCGGCGCACCAGGTCGGCGTCGGGGGTTTCGCCGTGGCGCAGCAGCACATCCAGGGTGGAAAGTTCTTTGCCGCTGATGCGCTGGGCCTCAAAGGCGGTATGCGCCTTGGCCAGCAACAGCGGGCCGGTCAGTTCCGGGGTGGCGGCCTGGGCCTGGGCCTTGGCCAGGTCCGCCTCGCCGCCAGTCAGCGACTTGCGCCCACGCCCGCTGTCGGCGAGCTTGGCGACCTGGGCTTGCAGGCTCTTGAGCAGGGCGCCTTGGCCCTTGACCAGGGTCAGCAGGCCCTTGAGGCCGGTCTCGACCGCCTGGGCCTCGCTGGTGCGACTGGCGCGCAGCCCGGCCAGGTCGTCATGCAGCGACTTGAGTAGATCGGTGGCATCCACCGCTTCTACCGCTGAGCCGTCGTCCAGTTCAAAACGGAACGACTTGGCCAGGGGGCGGTTATCGGCATCGCCGTCGCTGGGGCCACCGCGATTATCGGCATCGGGCTCGGCGTGACCTTCGTCTTCTTCGTCCTCGTCCTCATCGTCATCCATGGGACCGGGGCCGGGCAGGGCCTTCTGTAGGGTTTCCAGCTCGTCGAGCAGGGCTTCGTAACTCATGGCGGGTTTCCTCCGCGACGGTCCGCGGACAAGTCATGCAAAAAACGCTCGACCCAAGCCGCCGCTTGGTCTGGCCGCAGGCCGAACTGGTTGATCGCCCACAGGCTAATGTCACGACCACGAGCGCGGACCTGTTTCAAGCGCAGGGCCTGGGCCAGTTGGTCGCGGAAAGTGCGATAGGGGCTGTCGGTGTCAAGGGATTGCCGTCCCAAGGCCGCCCCGCCGGTGAGGGTGGCGACGTCGGTGCCGTAGCCGGCCTCCAGGGCCTTGGCCAGGACAAAGCCGCCCAGCGATTTGGCGAATACGCCCAGGGGGGCGGTGGAGATTTCGCCCACGGTGCGCGACACCGGACAGCGGTCCAGGGCGACGTTGTTCCAGCGCACGCGGTCGACCACGGCGATCTTGTCGCCGGTGTCGGGATTGAGCTTGACTGCCTTGGACAGCACCGCCCCGCCGACCGAGGGATACCAACGCGCCGGGGGGGTCTGTTTGGTCAGGCTGTCCCACACCAGGTTGGCGTTGCGCGCCATGGCCGAATCGCCCTGGTAGAGTTGGGCCTTGACAAAGGTCCCGCCGCCGGCGATCCGCACCTCGACCGGCTTGCCAATCTCGTACTCCATGAAATTGGCAATGCCCGACTTGGGGCCGAGCAGGGTGTAATGGCTTAGGTCGATGTTGCCGTGGCGCAAAAAGTAATCGCGCGACTCCAGCAGGGCCTGCTGGGCGACGATTTCGTTTTGGTGGTCCAGGTCTTCGTTGCTGGCTTCAAAGTACAGAAAGCGCTCCCCGCCCTCTTCGGCGGGGGTGGCCTTGAGCAGAGCCCCGAACTGGATGACGTCGGGGACGGCGGCGAGCAGGGCGGCATCGGTGAACATGCCGCCCACGGTAGTGTCACGACAGGCGGCGCGTCAGGTTTGCCCCAGCACCCGCCACAGATGCCCGCGCTCTTCGACCCGGTGCAGATAGGTCTGCTGCTGCGCGTCGGTCAGCGGCGCGCTGGCTTGCAGGCGCTCGATCTCCTGCTGCACCGCCCGCAGCCGTTGCCGGGCGCCCTCCTGAAGCAAGGTGTCCTGTCGTTCTAGCCGGGCACGCAGGGCCGCGGTATCCCCCAGGCGGTGCCGCAGGTCATCTTTCACGCTCACGCTACCCTCCGCCCCGGTTGCCGCGGGTCCATCAGATCCGGCCCCTGGGGGCTTACCAGCCGGCGCAGACTGGTGCCCTCGGCGCCAATGATGTCGGTCAGCCAGCCGTGGCTGATGAGGTCGGTCAGGTGCGGCGTCTGTTCCGCCCAGTCGGCCTCGCTGAGCACCAGGAAGCGGTGCGCCCCGGCCCCGGTCATACGCCCCAGGGAGCGGAGAATCGCCGGCAGCCGCCCGCTGACGGTCTGCTCCAGCAGGGCGGGGAACGGTGCCTGACAGATCAGGTCGACCCGCGCCTCGCGCCCCTTGGTCAGGATCAGCACCGGGCAGCCCAGTTGCTGGTTGGCGCGCAGAATGCCCGCCGCCACCCGCACATCGTCCAGGCGTTGCAGGCGCAGCCCCAGCAGGTCATGGGGCACGCGCGGCGTGGCGTGAAAATCCGTGCCCGCCAGGTGCGGGGCTTGGATCAGGTGCCAGGTGGCCTCGCCATCGCGGGTGGTCGGCGGCAGGATGACGGCATATTCGTTATGGTCCACCACTACGTGCGCCCGCAATCCCGGTATGCGCTGGGCGATAAAGCGGGTGGCGCTCAGGTCGGGGTCCGAAGGCACGGCGCTGCCCGCGGGGTGGTTGTGCAGCAGGTAGTAATCCTCGGCGTTAAAACGCGCCTGGTCGGCCAGCAGGTGGTACAGGAGGTCGGGGGGAAAGGCCACCGTCCCTGGCAGGCGCGAGCTGTAGGCGGCCTCGCCGACGATCTGGCCCCGGCGCAGGTAGAGGGCGCGAAAGGTCTCGAAGCGCGGGTCGCGGTAGATTTGCGCCAGGGCCGCCAGGTCTCCGGGTTCGCTGACCGGCTGACCGATCAGTCGGGCATGACCGGCGGCGTGAAAGTCGCCGGCCAGGCGGGTGCCGAGTAGAGTGACGGTCGGTCCTCCCGTAGCACGTAGCTGTTGCAGGCGACGTTCCAGGGCAGCCAGGGCGGCACTGCCGGCCTGGTGTTGCGCGGGGGTGGTGTCGGGGCGGTCGGCACGGGCGGCATGGGCAGGCG